AAACAAGGTGGTGGTAGTGTTAAAATTGACGGCGTAAACGCTAGTATTCGTATGGTAAACGGTCAGTTCGTAATGGATCGTGGATCAGCAAAACCACTTGATATTAAAGGAATGAGACCTGAAGATTTGTCAAGTAGATTTGAACCAGGCCACGGATTTATTGGTATTGGTACAAAGGTAATTAATATTTTTGATGCTGCAATTCCATCCACAAGATCCGAATTGAAAACACTTGGATTATTAGATAATCCTAATATACTATTCAATATTGAATATGTAGAGGGTCAAACGAATGTAGTTGGATATAAATGGAACTTTTTAGCTATTCACGGATTAAAAGAAATTAAGCCAAAGACTTTTGGTAAAGATGGAAGTGTTAAATCCAGAGTAGCTGTTGAAATACCATATGATAAAACTGCAATGCAGTCTTATATAAACAAATTAAATAAGGTTGCTATGAAGAGTGGTTTTAAGGTGTTGGGTAGTATTGACACTACTTTCAAATCGGAACCAAACCTAGCAAGTGTTTTGACGCAACAAGTTACATTGTATCCTATGGGTAAAGCTGTAACCCAGTCTTTGACGGATTGGTTAAAAGAATTAAAGTTTACTACTCCTCTTATTACACGTAAACAATTTTTGAAAGCGGTAGATAGTAAAAATATCAGTCAAGATTTTCCAGATTTTCCAGATCAAGATGTAAATAAAATAGTTAATGATACTATTGTTTATTTAACCACAATTAAATTGGGAGATGAAATATTAAAAAATGCTACCAGTAAAATCGGAGATCTAGATAAACACGAAGGTATAGTTGTAAGAGATAGTAGTATTAGTAAAGATCCATTTAAAATTACAGGAAGTTTTATTATAAACGGTCTCGACAGTAAGTTTAAGAAATAAAATAAATACGTATTTGTTATGAAGAAAGCATCAGGTAAAAGCAATTTATCAATTGTAAAAGATTATTTATCGGGCGAACGTCCATTCGTACAAGTTGGCTATGATGCCAATTTGGAGAACAATAAACGCAAAGAAGGTGACGAATGGGAGGATAGTCAAGGTCGTAAATGGGTTTGGAAAAATGGAAGCAAACGAAGAGTACCAAAACGTGCTACTATTATTAATGAACAGCGTTGTAAATGTTGTAATATGGATGTTCGTTGGGGTAACTATTTGGATGATCGAGTATGGCCAAAAACAGGATATTGTTATGATTGTTTTATCAATTTTCAAACTGAACTAAAAATGATGGGAATGTTTGAAGTTTACAACGAACTACAGGATCTTAAAAACGAACGTAGTATTTTAGAAGATTACAAGAAAAAGTTTGAAGAAAGTAAAAAGTTCTGCGAAGAAAATAAAGATAAAGATGTTACATTTCTTGAGGAAGATGGATCGTTTGAAAAGTGGGATGGTAATATAGATTACAATAAAATATTTGAAGATTTGACAAAGGATATAGGTGTCATTGACGTTCGATTGGAAGAATTGAATCTTAAAATAAAAGAGTACGAAGAGAAATATGAGTCAGCTAAATTTAAGAGAAATAATAAAGCAGGAGTATAAGAAGTGTATTGAGGATCCTATATACTTCATGAAGAAGTATGTTAAGATACAACATCCTATTAGAGGTACTGTTGGATTTGAACTTTATCCATTCCAAGAAGAAGCTTTACAAAACTTTGTTGATAATCAATTAAACATTGTTCTTAAAAGTCGTCAGATGGGTATTAGTACTCTTACAGCTGCTTATAGTTTGTGGTTAATGACATTTCACAACGACAAGAATATTCTTTGTATTAGTATTACACAAGAAACAGCAAAGGAAATTGTTACTAAGGTAAGATTTGCTAATGACAATTTACCGAGTTGGTTGAAAGTTCCGTGTGTAGAAGATAATAGATTATCATTACGTTTAAAGAATGGTTCTCAAATCAAAGCAGTATCATCTGCGGGTACCGCTGGCCGTTCATCTGCACTATCATTACTAATCATTGACGAAGCTGCATTTATTGATGGTATTGAGGAAATCTGGCTATCTTCTCAATATACACTGTCTACGGGTGGTCGAGCTATTATATTGAGTACCCCGAATGGCGTTGGTAACTTTTTCCATAAAACGTGGCTTGAAGCAGAGGAAGGTAAGAATAATTTTAAGACAATTAGATTGCCGTGGCATCTACACCCAGAACGTGATCAATCTTGGAGAGATAAACAGACAGAATTATCAGGAGTAAAAGGGGCAGCACAAGAATGTGATTGTGACTTTAGTACATCTGGCAATCAAGTTGTAAGTGTAGATGTTCTTGAGTTTTACAAACAAACCTATCTAAAAGATCCTGTTGAAAAACGTGGTAATAATCAAGACCTATGGATTTGGGATTATCCCAATTATAGTAAAAATTATATATTGACCGCTGACTGCGCTAGAGGAGATGGTGGAGATTTTAGTGCATTTCACGTTATAGATATAGAAACAATGGAACAAGTGGCTGAATATAAAGGCCAATTAACTACAAAAGATTATGGCAATTTATTGGTCAGTGTTGCTACAGAATACAACAATGCTTTGTTGGTGGTGGAAAATAACAATATAGGATGGGCTTCATTACAACAAATTATTGATAGGGATTATCAAAATACGTTTTATAGTGCGTCAGATTTGACCGTGGTTGACGTAGAAAAAACATATTCCAATAAATTAAATACAGCTGATAAAAAGTTAATTCCTGGATTTGCTACAACCAGTAAAAATAGACCTTTAATTATAAGTAACTTGGAATTATTTTTTAGACAAAAACAAGTTATAATGAAATCCAAAAGACTATATGAGGAACTGAATGTATTCATTTGGAACGGACCAAAAGCAGAAGCTATGAAGGGATACAATGACGATTTGGTTATGGCAATTGGAATTGGTTTGTGGGTACGTGAAACTGCTTTGAAACTTAGAAACGAACAAATAGCTTATAATAAGGCTATTGTTTCAAAAATATCAAAAGTAACAAGTCAAATTTCAATTCCAAAACAAGTGAGTGCTGTACCTGATCACCACAAAACTATGGATTTCACCGTTAATGACAAAAAAGAAAGTTTAACTTGGTTGTTGTAAATACTTATATACTATAGATAAATAATATGTCAGATAAATCTTTTCAAGAATTAAGAAGTCGATCTTTGTTTGCTCGTTTGAAACGTTTGTTTTCAAATGATGTGATTGTTCGTAACGTTGGTGGTAAAAAATTAAAAGTTATCGACACTGATGAAATTCAGTATGCTACAGATCGTAATAGTTTAAGAGACCGTTTTAATAGATTACGTACAACTTCGTATAATCAATATACCAGAGATTTCAATTTATCATATCAAAGTAGCCGTGTCGAATTATTTCGTGATTATGATACGATGGATATGGACCCAATTCTTGCATCTGCATTGGATATTTATGCGGATGAATGTACAACCCGAAATGAAATGGGTGAAGTAATTCATATCAAATCTTCCAACGACGAAATTAAGAATATTCTACACAATTTGTTCTATGATATTCTAAATATCGAATTTAACCTGTGGAGTTGGGCACGTTGTATGGTTAAATATGGTGATTTTTACCTGCGTCTTCATATTAGTCCTGAATATGGTGTTTATTTGGTAGAACCATTGAGTACATATTATGTAACCCGCGTAGAAAATGCACATTTAACCAATAAAAACTTTGTTAAATTTCAAGTCAATTTGCCATACGGAAACAAATTAGAAGATTTGGAAAACTATCAAATTGCACATTTTAGATTATTGAGTGACAGTAACTTTCTACCATATGGAAAAAGTACTTTAGAAGGCGCTCGTCGTGTATGGAAACAATTGAGTTTGATGGAAGACGCAATGTTAATTCATCGTATTATGCGTGCTCCTGAAAAACGTATTTTTAAAGTTGATATTGGTAATATTCCACCAAATGAAGTTGATAATCATATGCAACGCATTATGGACCAAATGAAAAAGGTTCCATATTTGGATCAACAAACTGGAGATTATAATTTAAGGTTCAATCTACAAAATATGGTAGAGGACTTTTTCTTACCAGTTCGTGGTAGTGATAGTGGCACTAGTATTGAAAATTTATCTGGATTGGAGTGGACAGGTACAGATGATATTGAGTACCTTCGTAATAAAATGATGGCAGCACTTAAGATACCCAAAGCATTTTTGGGGTACGACGAATCCTTGAGTGGTAAAGCTACATTGGCAGCTGAAGACATAAGATTTGCTAGAACAGTACAACGTATACAACGTATTATGGTTAGCGAATTGAATAAAATTGCAGTTATTCATTTGTATAGTCAAGGATATAGAGATGAGTCGCTGGTAGATTTTACTCTTGAGTTGACTAATCCATCCACTATCTTTGAAAAAGAAAAAATAGATGTATACAAGAGTAAAGTTGAACTTTGCAAAGATATGCAAGAACAAAAAGTATTTTCTAAAAAGTGGATTTATGAAAATATTTTCGGTTTGTCAGATCAAGATATGATATCCTTGCAAAAGCAACTAATTGACGACGCTAAAGGAAATTATAGATTTAAACAAATTGAAGAAGAAGGTAACGATCCAGCTTTGTCATTTTTAAATAAGGACGATAAAGGCGACCAAGGTGCAGGTGGTGGATCTGAGCCAGGTCCAGGAGCTGAATCTGGAGCAAATTCTGCTCCAGAAAGTGGAGCTGAAGCTGGTGGTGCGGGTGATACAGAAACTAAAGCTGGTGCTGAAAAATCAACTCCGCCAAAATTAGCAGAAAAACGTGATCAAACAGGCAGAAAAGATGCTAGTAAATATCCATTTGGGGAAGATCCGTTCGGCACATTGGAAAACAATAGACGTAGTGATTTATCAGTATCACACAAATATAAGAATGGATCTCCGTTGTCATTGGAGTCTATTAAAGGATTGACCGATTTGTTGAAAACATTGGATCAAGAAAAAGAAATTTTAAGAGAAGGAAACGAAAAATCTTTTATGGATGAACAAAATATAAAAGAATAGTATAATTCCTATATATTTAACCACATTGATTATATTTATAAATAATAATAAATAATATGCACAAGAAAGCAAAACATTCGAAATTCAAGAATGCTGGAATATTGTTTGAACTACTCACTCGACAAATAACAGCCGACATTCTAGCGGGAAGAGATGAATCATTTACTAAAAATTTAATGTTCAAGTACTTTCACGAAAGTAAAGAACTTGGAAAAGAAGTGCAGCTTTATAATTTTATTTTACAACAAAAAAGTAAAGACGTATCATCAGGTGAAAGACTTTTGAATGTTGTGTTGCAAACACGATCCAAGATCGATGAACGTGAATTGAATAAACAGAAGTATAATATCATCAAAGAGATTAAAGAAAAGTATAATATTGATGAATTTTTAAAGAACAAGATTCCAAATTATAAGTTATACGCATCTATTTATAAACTATTTGAAGATCAAGATAAAAGTGAGTCTAAGTTTGAAGTTTCTGAGTTATTAGAATCAAGAGAGTATATCATAGAAAATTTGACAAAAGAAAAGAAATCAGATCAAGAATCAATGGATGTTTATGGAAATCAAAGTGCAGAAGTAAGATTGTTAGCATATAAGTTTTTAATTGAGAACTTCAATACCAAATACAACAATCTATTGCCTGATCAAAAGAAACTATTGAAGGAATATATTACTAATGTTTCTAATTCCAGTAAATTTACTAAGTATGTCAATGAAGAATACAAAAGAATCAGTGGAGTATTGAAGGATCAAGTTAAAAATGTTACATCCGAAGTGGTTAAGATTAAAATAAACGAAGTTATTAGTCAATTTTCTACCAAGTCTTGTATTGGTGTAATTAAAGAAAATCAATTGACTTCTTTATTGAATGCATATGAGTTGGTAGAAGAAATTAAAAAGATTGATGTCAAAAATGAAACAAAATCTTAAAGAAAAGATTAAATCAATTTTAGCCAAATTAAAGACTAAAAATGAAGCTAGCACAACAGGCACAGGTCCAGTTGCATCTGGTCCTGTTGCTGTTGGCGGTGATGCTGCTAGAACACCATTTGCATTTAGTCGCCGTGGACCAGGAAACGTTAGAGCTGCAACACAATTAGGTTATACGTTAGCTAAACCTATCAAAAGAAGTACTGGTTATAAGTTGGAAAATCAAATGTATAGTGGTCCAGCTTACGCAACACCCGCACAATCAATTGAATTAGGCAATACGTATACTGATGAAAATGGTTTGGTTCAACACAATGATCCTGATATGGATCCCAATTTAATTGGGTATAAACAAGGTTCTTTGCCTGTGACCGAGGGGTTTAATGGTCTTAAATACGAACAAGAAACTAAACCTGTTGCTCCTCAACCACAAGTTGCACAAGCTGCACAAGCTGCACAAGCTGCACAAGCTGCACAAGCTGCACAACCAACTCAACCTAAGCAACCCGCTTCTGTAGATTTAAAAACCTACGACGTTCTTCCTGACTTCACTGCATTTGATACAAAACTAAAAGGTTCAACTGAAGCATTGAAGAACAATCTACAAAAGTCGATCCAAGACAAAATCTTGGGTAAGAAAATTGTGGTTAGAGCCAGCAAAGGATATAAACAGCCTGAAACAGATTATACAATCAATGTAACAGGTGTTGCAATTGATTATTATTATGATAGATACGTCATCATAATTATTGGTCGTGAAGAAAATAAACAAAAGGTAGCTAAATTCTTCATTAAACCAGGATTTAAACTTAAAATTTTAGGTAATGCTGATAATTTGAAGCCAAAGGATCAATATCAAGTTGCTAAATCAAAAGCATTAGTTGAACCAGAAAGTCAACAAAATGTTGTTCCATCAAACAAAATAACCGCTGATAAGGAGGATGTAACTACTCCCGATCAGGCTCAAAATACACAACCAGGAACAACACAACCTAAAGCTTAACATATATGAAACAAGTACTGATAGATATTCTTCCATTTGAATTCAAAAAAACATCTTTAAATGAATCTCTTAAAGATGGAAAATTATACGTAACCGGCGTATTACAACGTGCTGATGCAAAAAACCAAAACGGCCGTGTATATCCAGAAGATGTACTAAAGAGAGAAGCTGAAGCGTATATGCAAAATTTCGTTAAACAACGTCGTGCTATGGGTGAATTGGATCACCCAGAATCGTCTGTTGTTAATTTAAAAAATGTAAGTCACAACATCGTAGATATGGGATGGGAAAATAAAGATTTGGTTGGTACAGTCGAAATTCTACCTACACCAAGTGGTAACATATTAAAAGATTTGTTGCAATCAGGCATTCTTTTGGGCATCAGTAGTCGTGGATTGGGTAGTGTAAAGAAAGATATGAGAGAAGGAGCAGATGTTGTACAAGATGACTTTGATCTAATCGCGTTTGATTTTGTAAGCAATCCAAGTACCCAAGGTGCTTTTATGTATCCACAAGGTAAAATCAACGAAGGCGTTGATCAACACAGAACAATTATTAACCCATATAATAATGTTGAAAGAATTATCCACAACATTCTATCAGAACTATAATATTTATAAAGTATGAAATTAAAACATTTACTAGAAAACTCTACTGAAGTAGCTTATAGCTCTCTTACCAAAGAAGAAAAATCAAAAATGGTTGGGGCTATTAAATCTTACAACGAATATCGCAAAGGATTAAAAGCTGATTGCGTATATGAAACCGCACAAAAAATTATGGAGGCTGTTAATTTAGCAGAACGATATGCCATCAAAGAATGTGGCGATTGGATGCAAGCCAAAATGGTTGAACGTGATATGAAGGAAATCAAGAGAGATGCTTCTAAAATGTACGAAGAAGCTCAAAAGATGAAAGAAATTGAAAAACAACTTGAAATGTTATACGAACAAGTTGGTATGAGATTGGAACGTTATTTTGAAATTGCGGACTCAATGACTGAAGCTCCACGGTCACAAACAAGTAACGTTACTATCAATCCATCGGCACAGAATCAATAAATTTGATCATTTCATCAAACGATTCAAAAACATATTTTCTATTTGCTTCTAGTACATAACCTTCGTCTGTTTTATAGACGAAGGTTTTTCTCTTTTCGTTGATCATATCCAAAGAAGGAATTTCTATTTCTGAGAACATTCTGTACTCGTCATCTATACGAAAGTCCATTTCACCCAATAGATCTATTTCTGTAAAATTCCAGCCATTTGGGTTATCTATATCTTCAAGTTTATACATTTTTTCTTCTTCAAAATTATCATTATTGATAAAGTTAACTAACTTTGGAGACTTGTACTTGTTATAACTATTATTCATTTCACGTACATCTGGATTTGAATAAGCATTTTCATCGCCAGTTCGTTTTATGAACTTATAATTATCTTTGGTAGAATTCATATGTTTAGAAAAATTGGGATTAAAATTATAGGCCATAAGAGTTAATTCTATCTATAAAGTCTGCTAAGGCTTTTGTTTGTTCGTAATCTTTGTTTCTGTCTATACTAGTACTTAACATACTAAATATTTCTTTTTCAGGACGATCAGGATAAGTTCTTTGTACAAAACAGGCATAAACAATTAAATTTTCGTTTTTTTGATCTATTAATTTTTTAAACACATACTTTTTTGTACTGCCATTACTGAATATTTCAGTTTGCATTTGTGTGTTTTCTGGTGCATTTGGAATAAAATTGGTTTTTCCAAATCCACTGAATCCATTTTGTTTATTTTGAAATATTAACATTTCTTTTTTAACAAATGGAACTCCTTCGTTTTCTTTCAATACTTGATTAAAAGATTTTCCTTTAATAATATCAAAATCACTCAGTGAGTATTCAGCTTCTTTTAGACTTTTTAATATTTCTTTCAATTTGGTAAAATGTTTAACACTACTTGGTTTTATAGTACGTGCCATTTTACGAACCTGTGGAGATACTTCTTTTGATTTAATTCCACCTTTTTGTAAGGCTCTTACCAATCTAAATAGTCTTGCTTGCTTTTCGCTTTGTGCTGGCATATATCAATAAATATAAAATATTTTGATATGTTTACATTTTTAATTATATTTATTATTCAAATACATCATTCTTTGATGTGACAGTGATTTATCTTCTTTGGAGTTCTTCAATAGCTTCATAAACAAATAACAATAAGAAAGGCAGAAATATAATTATGAGCGATCTATTAAAAGAAAGTATTGCGGATGCAAAGGCTGTTCGTGAAACAGCATTGGCAAATGCAAAAACCTTCCTTGAAGAAAGTTTTGCAAACAGCATGAAAGAAATGTTTGCTGACAAACTCAAAGAAGAAATGGCAGAGGAAACACACGATGACGACGATAAAGAAGGTAAGATTGAAGAAAAGCTTGCATCTTCTAATATCGGTAAAGATGATAGTAACATTGCTTCTAAGCAACATCCAACTAAACCATCTCCTGCTGCTAATAAAAATACAACTCCTGCTGGAAAGCAAGAATTCGACGTAAAACTTGAAGAAGAAACCGCAGTTGAAGATGGTACTGAAGTAACAAGCGAAGAACTAGATGAAATTCTAGCCGAATTGGAAACTGAAATGGATGAAGAAACAGAAGCTTCTTCAGAAGCTTCTTCTGAAAAAGGTGACGACGTTGAGGAATCTATTAATTTAGACGAACTTCTTGCAGAATTAGAAGCCGAAGATCCCGCTATGCCAGCTCCAGCACCAGTTCATTCAGCTGATCCAGCAGCTGCTCCAGCACCTGCTCCAGCACCAGTTGATCCAGCTGCTCCAGCACAAGTTCCATCTCCATCTGAAGGAGAAGTTACTCCTGACGAAATGGCAGAAGCTTTGGTTGCTATCAATGAAGAAAACGAATCTCTTAAGAAACAACTATCAGAAGCTCTAAGTACAGTTAAGTTTATGAAGGGCGTTCTATCTGAAACCAACCTATTGAATGCTAAGTTGCTTTATACCAATAAGTTGTTCAAGGGTAAGAGTTTGACCGAAGATCAAAAACTTAAGATCATTAACACTTTCGACTTGACCAAGAACATTCGTGAAGTCAAGTTGGCATATACAGTTTTAGCCGAATCATTTAATTCCGGTGCATCAGTTGTCAAGAAAAAGACAAATACAACTGCTCAAGCTATCACCGAAGGTTTGGCAAGCAAACAAGTATCATCAACGAAGCCTGTGTCTACCATTGTAGAACCTCAAGCTGACGAGATGGCTTCAAGATTCCAAAAACTCGCGGGAATCAAGAAGTAAAATTAGTTTGCGAGTAAAAACCTAACAGTAATTAAATATAGAAAGATAAAAATATGAGTATGGATGTAAAAAGTCTATTGACAAACAATATGAATCCACAAGCCAAATTGATGGCTGAAACACGTGGATTACAATCAAAATGGGAAAAGACAGGCCTTCTTGAAGGTTGCGCTGGTGTCGAAAAGGCACATATGTCAATCCTATTGGAAAACCAAGCAAAGCAATTGCTTGACGAAGCAACCACAACTGGTACCTCCACCAGTTCCGAACAATGGGCTGGCGTAGCTCTTCCATTGGTTCGTCGTGTGTTTGCTGAAATCGCTGCGAAGGAATTCGTAAGCGTTCAACCAATGAACCTACCATCAGGTCTAATTTTCTATCTAGACTTCAAGTATGGTACAACCGCTCCAGGCCAAGATTTGCGTAACTTGAACAACGGTAGTTCTGTAACTACCCGTGCTGGTAAGCAATTGAACGATAGTTTGTTCGGTGGCACAGGCAAGAAGTTGGGTTCTACCGATGACGCTGTACGTGGTCTATACGGACAAGGTGCTTATGCATATTCAATCCGTCCAGTAAGTAGCTCTGCTATTGCTCTTACATTAACCGCTGGTGCCACCAATAATGGTAACACAATTCAAACAGCTTCTTGGAATGATGTACAATTTGCTGCTGAATTGAGTGCTTCTGTAGTAGCTAAGAAATTATTCAAGGTTATCTTGAATCACGATGACAATACTACTCCTGTGGCTGGTCAAGGATATATGTACAATGTTGACTTGAATGCAGTACGTTCATTCAACTTGATATCAGGTTCAACCGTACCAACTTCTCTAAGAAGCAGCGGTTTAGTATTGAACACCTATGCCAAAGCAATTAACACTGGTAGTTTGAGTAATCCATTCTATCAATCTGTATACATCGTATCTGCATCTAACAGTGCATTCGCTGGACCATCAACCAAAGTTAAGTTGATCTATAGCCTACAACCTACCGATAACCTACGTGGTGACTTCGAAGCTGGTAAGACCGCAGGTGAAGGTTCTGGTACTTCAGGTAACGTTGCTACACAAAGCATTGATACCGATATCAGTATCCCAGAAGTTAACTTGGTACTAAACAGCGAACCAATCGTTGCTAAGACACGTAAGTTGAAAGCAGTATGGACCCCAGAACTTGCTCAAGACTTGAACGCATATCACTCTATCGACGCAGAAGCAGAATTGACTGCTCTATTGAGTGAATATGTATCTATGGAAATCGATCTAGAAATCCTAGAAATGTTGAACGAAGCCGTTGAAGGCGTAACTACCGAAGCTTGGTCCGCCCAAATCGGTGTTGAATTCAGCAAGGGATTGAATGCAACTACTGGTGAAGCAGTCTTCACACGTAACGCAAACAGCTCACCAAACCGTACTGCTTACGTAAAGAGCACTTGGTTCCAAACTCTTGGTAACAAGATTCAAAAGGTATCTAACACAATCCAAAAATTGACCCTACGTGGTGGTGCTAACTTCTTGGTCGTAAGTCCAGACGTAGCAACCATCTTGGAATCAATTCCAGGATATGTAGTAAACACTGATGGTGATCAAGCTAAGTTCGCAATGGGCGTAAGCCGCGTTGGTAGCTTTGCTTCTCGCTTCCAAGTTTACAAGAACCCATATATGACCGATAACGTTGTATTGGTTGGTTTCCGTGGAAACAACTTCCTAGAAACCGGTGCTGTATATGCTCCATATATCCCACTAATCCAAACTCCATTGGTCTATGATCCAGTGAACTTCAC